AACATCTACAAGACCGTCATCACCACCGTTCTCACCGCCATCCAGACCGTGGTCAGCACCATCTGGAACGCGATCAAAACCGTGATCACCACAGTCGTGACAGCGATCGGCACAGCCGTATCCACCGCATGGAACGCCATAAAAACCACGACCAGCACGATATTCAACGGCGTGAAATCCGTCGTGACGTCGATCTGGAACGGAATCAAGTCTGCTGTGATGACGGTCGTGAACGCCATGAAGAGCGGCATCACCGGCGCGTTCAACGCGATCAAGAGCACGATCTCCGGAATCCTGAACGGCATCAAGGGGACGTTCTCCTCTGTGTTCAACGGCATCTGGAGCTTCGTTTCCGGGATCGTCGGGAAACTCAAGAGCGTCTTCAACTTCAAATGGAGCCTGCCGAAGATCAAGCTCCCGCACTTCTCCATAACCGGCAGCTTCAGCCTGAACCCGCCGAGCATCCCGCACTTCTCCGTCTCCTGGTACAAGAAGGCGATGGAAGGCGGCATGATCCTGAAGGACGCGACGATCTTCGGACAGTCGAATGGCACGCTCCTTGGCGGAGGCGAGGCCGGGGACGAGGCCGTCGTCGGCACAGGATCGCTTCGCTCCATGATCCGCGACGCCGTAAGCGACGTCTCCACCGGAAACAACGGCCCGCTCATCAACATCGAGACGATGAGCGTCAGGAACGACGACGACATACGCAGAATCTCCCAGCAGCTCAACACGCTGCTCGTGGGAAGCCGCCGCGCGAAAGGAACGGTGATCTAAATGGGATTCAGATTCAACGGACGGACATCCCAGAGCTTCGGCCTTGCCACACGGCAGACGAAGGAAAACAGGATGCCGGACTTCACCAATAACACGGTCACCGTCCCGGGACGCGAGGGCGTGTTCGACTTCGGGGAGACCATCGGAGAACGAAAGATCGAGATCTCCTGCTTCATCCCGCCGGGCAGATCCGACGAGGAGTTCCTCGCACGTAAGGACGAGATCATCGCATGGCTGAACCCGGATAGCGGCCTCAAGGACCTCATCCTCGACAAAGAGCCCGGACGCGTATACCGGGCAAGGCTCGAAGGCGGATTCTCCTTCGACAAGGCTGTGCGGAACTCCTGCACCTTCGACCTCACGTTCCTGTGCCCCGACCCGTACGCCTACGCCGAGGCGGACGAGACCTACGAGTTCACCGAGCCCGGCACCTTCACGGTGAGCCGGAGCCTCGGGAACGCGGACTCCCTCCCGGTCTACTCCCTCACGGCGGAGCTCACGAAGGAAACGAAAGCCGTCATCACCACCAACGGCAACGCGCTCGAAATAAGCGGAAGGCTCGCGAAGGACGAGATCCTCGTGATCGACTCCTCGCTCATGACGGCAATGGTTACAGACCAGGATGGCAACACGCTCCGAAACGGCCTGCCGCTCGTCAACAGCCTGGACTTCCCGGAGTTAAAGGCCGGGGAGAACACGCTCGTGATCGACGCGGACATCAGCACGACAAAGGCCGTGAAGAAGCTCAGCACGCAGGACGCGTTCACCGGGCAGGTGCCATCCTCATGGGGAGCGGACGGCCTGTGGCGGTTCAACGAATCCGAACCGGACTCATCCACGAGCCTCACGGACTCATCCGGCAAGGGACGCAGCGCCGTGATCAGCGGCTGGAGCGGGACGACCGCAAGCCTTCCGACCGGGCGCCTAGGACGGTCCTTCCGTATGAACATCAACGACCCGCCGACCGAGAAGACCTACCTCAAGGTGACGAACGACGGCACGATCTTCCAGACGTTCGGCGAGACGATCGCCGTCGGCGGATGGTTCATGCCGACCACCTACTCGGTCGGGAACACGTTCTGCCCGCTTTTCAACACGCGCTACGGCCCGGGCCAGCCGATCCTGTACCTGTCGCTCCTGTCCGGGAAACCGAGGATCATGCTCTACGATTCGACCGGCACGCTGATCCTCGACAAGTCCGTGACGCCGTCCTTCACGTTGGAGAACGCCGCCTGGTATTTCATCGCCTGCCTCATCAAGCCGGTTGCCAAGACCGCACAGTACATCCTCGGCAGCCGGAGCACCGGCGCGGTCTGGGAATCCGACGTCCTCGGCTTCACCGGGACGCTCAACGCGTCCTGCACGGCGGACCTCGTCTGGGGCATGCACGCCGACTCCTACTGGTACGCGGGGAACTTCGACGACTGGTTCCTCGACTGCGACTCCGACCTCACCGTGGACGATATCTCCCTGTGGTTCAGGGAATCCCTGTCCGCGAACGCCGCCGACTCCGACGCCATCGTGGACGGGCTCACGACGGAAGACGCCGTGACCCTGAAAGCCACGAGCGGCGCGTACCCATCGTCCGGGACGCTCACCACGGCGGCCGTCACCTACGGGATCGAAGGCACCTGCCTTGTCTCCGTGGACGCGGACCTGCCGGACGGGACCGGGATCGGCGTCGAGACCTCGACATCAGACGACCTCATGGCGTGGAGCGACTGGGCGGCGACCGGGGATGACGGAAGCGTCAAGTCCGCGGCGGGACAGTACATCCGCTTCCGGCTCACGCTCGCGACGACCGACACATCCACGACGCCGACCCTCAGAAGCATCAGCCTCTCCGTGCCGGGGGAATCGGCGTTCAGAAAACTCGTCATCAACGCGCACAGCAGATGGAGGTGACAGGAATGTCAGACCAGACAAGCCTTGTCGTCATGGACAAGGACGACAACCCGGAGGCCGTGCTCGAAAACGCCTACGACATCATCGCCACCGGCGAGATCAACGGCATCGACACGCTCGAATTCAACCTCCCGTTCCGTGACGGCAAACGGCGGCATCTCGAAAACGAAAAACAGATCTCCGTCGGCGGCGACACCTACCGCATCCGCACGATCACGGACGAGAAGAACGAGCAGGGTACCGCCATCACCTCCGTGTACGCCGAGGCCACGTTCTACGACCTCGGGTTCTCCGTCAAGAAAACGGAGCAGACCTTCAACGCGGACACGGCGGACGTCCCGATGGCCTACGCGCTGCAGGACACCGGCTGGGCGCTCGGGACCGTCAACATCCGCACGAAGCGCACCTGGACATCCACGGAGAAAAATGCCCTCGCGATCCTCCGGAAGGTGCAGGACCTCCACGGAGGCGACCTCATCTTCGACAACAAAAACAGGACCGTGAGCCTTCTGACCTTCAGCGGCACGGACTCCGGCGCGCTCTTCTGCTACAGGAAGAACATGAAGTCCATCAAGCGCGTCATCGACACGCAGAGCCTCATCACACGGCTCTACGCCTACGGCAAGGACGGCATGACCTTCGCGTCCATCAACGACGGCAAGGAGTACGTCGAGGACACCACGTACACGGACGAGATCCGCATATCCACGCTCGACTGCTCGAACTTCACGAACCCGTACCAGATGCTGGAGTACGCCAACATGCGCCTCGCCGACTACGCAAGCCCGCGCATCTCCTACGTCCTGAACGCGATGGACCTCTCCGTCCTCACCGGCTACGGGCACGAGACATGGAAGCTCGGCGACATCGTGACCGTGAAGGACGACGAGCTGGACCTTTCCATCAAGACAAGGATCGTGCGCCGCGAATACAACCTCCGCGAACCGTGGAACACCGTCCTCGAACTGTCGACCACCCTCCGGGAGCTCGGCGACTCCTCCTCACAGTGGGATGCCGCCGCCGACACGCTAGCCGGTGCGAACCTCGTCGACAGCCAGGAGATGAAGGACCTTGTCCCGTTCAACCATCTGAGAAACTCAAGAGCCGACTCAGGATTTTCTTACTGGGAGAATTCCGGATTCGAGGTGGATACGGAAAACGGCGTCTCCGGAACCGCATCCTTCAAATGCGAAGGAGCCCTCGTCACCACGAAAAGCCTGACGCAGACCGTGATCCCGGCAAACCGGGACAGTTACACCTTCTCCTGCCAGATCGCGTCGGACGACCTCACGATGGGCGACAATGGGCAGGTCGGCGTGGAGGTCACCTTTGAATACGAGGACGGGACGACGGAGACACGGTTCATCGACCTGATGTAAAGGAGGAACCCATATGGCTTCGTTTTCACATGTGGCGCAGGCGGTCTCCCCGCAGAACGGGCGCGTCAGCAAAATGCGGATCCGCATCTGCGTGACCGACTGCACCGGAACCATTCACATCACGGACATGCTCCTTCAGGGCGGCTCCATCGCGACCGGCTGGGTCGGGCACGTCAGTGAGATCAAGTGGACCGAGGACGGTGAGTGATCATGCCGGTATTCACAAGGTTCATGGAAACCGTCGCGAAAAAGGAAAAGAAGCGCATCGTCTCAATCACCGTGAAACCGCTGGTGAAGGACTGCACGGGGACGGTCTGGTTCACCGACCTCATGCTGCAGGAAGGAAACCGCCTCTCCGGATACGTCCCCAACACCGAAACACTCCAGAAGGCATATGCGACCGGCGACGAATACGCGGTCTCCGGGAAACGCTTCTACAACGGCATCGTCCGCGGGAGCATGACCTGCATCATCTTCAACCTCGGCAAGACCACCGCGGGGCTCGACTGGAAGATCACGCCCATTCAGAGCATGAAGGCGGGAAGCGTCTCCCTCGCACTCGGGGCGGGAGCGCACAAGGCGACCTTCACCGAAGCGGCGGCGGCCGGTGACGAGCTCTCCCTTCTCGCGTCCACGCGCGAGTGCCTGAAGAACGGCGAGTCCTCCTCGAAGGACGGGTTCTTCCAATACTCCGCCGCCGGGGACAGCAAGCATCCGGTGACGGTCGAGGACAGGAAATCGGCACGGCTCTACGTGGAGTTCCGGGAAATGGAGGA